AAATCGAAAACATCTTGTTATTGAGTTGGGTGACGTTATGTGGTATGTGATGCAGGCATGTATGGCACTTAATATTACACTTGATGATGTGATTGCTGGTAATGTTGAGAAGTTGAAAAAGAGATATCCAGGCGGAGAGTTCGATGTTTACAAATCAGAAAATCGTTTGGAGGATGACTTATGATTAATTTGCGTGACAAGATTCTAAAAAGTCAAATTGCATACTACAATGGTTTGATTGCAAAACATCAACAGAATGTTGAGATATATTTAAATCAACCTGTAGGTATTGGTGAACACTCAGATGTGATGGGAACAATCGATGGAGAGATAAATGCAATTGCACAAGCACATGAAAAGATTGAGATTATAAATCATTACTTTTTAGAGAGGTGACAGTTGTAAAACTGTCTCTCTGATGGTGACGATAAATACTTAATATGTTAAAATTAAGTAGAACGCATAAGGTAAATGCCAACAGTATCACCATATTATCAACAGAGAGGCGTTGCTAATCCATACTATGTTTTGGATCCAGCTACTGTTACACAAACCATATCTGCATTGAAGAGAGAGGGAATAGATGATGTAAATCAAAGAGGATTATTGTTTAAAGCAACTGAGGGAATACAAGGTAAAACCATTCTTAAATCAACAGGTAAGTATAAGTTTCAATTAGCAACAGGTAGAACACAGGATTTACCATACGGTATTGAGACAACAAAGAGACAGGTAAAAGGTCATCTTGGAATGACCACTCGAAAGGATAGCACTGCATCCTCAAATGTAAATGAATTCCTAACTGTTTATTTTTTAGTCAACCCTGCGATGACACCAGAACAATTAGAAAATCATTCTTGTAAACAAGGTAATGCATCAACTGGAGTATTAACTGGTGAAGGTAGACCAGTTACTTTTGAAGATTTGTGTAAGTTAATTGACGCAGATGAAACAGCTGCAAGAGATATTAAAATTGGTTTAAACAATGCAAACGCAGTAAGAAAAGATATAAAGGGAAAGGGAATTAAAAATTTATATTGGGTTCCAAGAGGAAAACCACAAGGCATTTCTCCTAAGACACCTTCAGATGTAATTATTGAATTTACAGATAATTTTTTTAGAGGATATTCAAATAAGATAACTTCTGGTAAAACAGATGAAACACCGAAGTTTAACACTAACATCTATGCTTTTTATGGAAAACTAGGTGATGGAAGTCAACAGGTTGGTATCGGTGGTATAATAGATGAATCGTGGAATCAAGCTGCTGCGACAGTTAGAGGTGAATCTGCAAGAGAAGCTATAGAAAATTTTGATATATCACAGGAAAAATTTAGTGAGACATCTTCTAGAGCTGCGTTTTCAGAATTAGCAGAATCATTTAGAAATAATGGATTAGAATTTTATGGAAAAGATTTTTATTACAAGTTTAGAAATAATTTAATTAGTAATTTTGCAAATTATATTACTAATCCATTAAACATGGCGTATTTCTTAAACACAATATATTTCTATACATATGATGACCCTAATCAAGCGTTTACTCCGTGTCCATATAAACTTTTAGTTGGTCGAGAAACTGGCGAAAGTACAATTAAAGATGTGAGTGAAAATGAAAGTTTAAAGGAATTACTAATAAACAAAAATCCATCTAGATTAACAGGAATTAAATCATCATATGATGGTCAATCACAATCTTTTACAATGAATTTTAATTTCAGTAATGGTAAATTAAAAAAGGTATCAATTCCTATTACTTGTAGAACTAGATCTGCTGGTGGTTGGTCTGGTAAATCACTCTTCATATCAACATCGGGTGTCAAAATGTCATGAAGAATACTCACTTAGAACATTTAGAAGACAATATCTTGAATGGTGGTTCTCAAGGTGGAAGAGAAGCAGTGGCCTTTCTTCGTTCCCTTGGAGATATGTTAGATCAAGGTGGTGCAGACACTCGTGTTACAGTGAAGTGGGATGGAGCGCCTGCAATAATTTGTGGTGTCAATCCAGAGAACGGAAGATTTTTTGTTGGAACAAAGTCTGTGTTTAATAAAGTAAGTCCAAAGATTTCATACTCTGAAGAGGATGTGGATAGTATGTATTCTGCTGGACAACTCGCAGAGAAACTTAAAGATGCATATAAGTATCTCTCTACACTTTCAATACCAAACGTGGTGCAAGGAGATTTATTATTTACTGATGATAAGTATGAAGCTAGTATTGGTGGAGATAATTGCATTGCATTTCAACCAAATACAATTGTATATGCAGTTCCAAAAGATAGTGATATTGGTCAGAAAATAGATCAAGCAAAGTTTGGAATCGTATTTCACACTCAATACAACGGTAGAACATTAGATACAATGACTGCTAGTTTTGGTGGTATTAATATTCAAGGTAACAGTAATGTATTCGTGACATCATCTGATTTTAGAAACGCATCAGGTGAGGCAAACATGACTCCCGCTGAAAAAACAACATACACAAACCTTGTGAATAAAACAGAGGGTTCCTTAAAACAGGCATCTCGTTTTCTTGACCTGATGAAAGAAAATAATTTAAATAAGTTTACTCTGAATATTATGTTCAAGACTTTCTTTAACACATATGTTCGTCAGGGTCGTAATTTAATTGGTGCTCGTAACACTGCAAGAGACTTTGCACAATATTTTTCAAACGCATTAGATAAAGAGATTGATAAGAAAAAGATGAAGGCAACAAAAGATAAATACTTAGAGCTAAAGAACATGGGTCTTAAATTTATTGCAAGTAATGAACAGTCAATATACATGACTGTTGCATCTTATATGAATTTACAGGCTGCGAAAAATTTTATGATTCGTAAATTGCAGAAGGTGAATACATTTGGCACGTTTCTTAGAACACCAGATGGTTATCGTGTAACAGCACCAGAGGGGTTTGTTGCAATTCGCTCAGGTCAAGCTCTTAAACTTGTAGACCGTTTAGAGTTTAGTCGTGCAAACTTTACAGCAGATAAGAATTGGGAGAAAGGTAATCCCATGCCCGTACCGAAAATATGAAAAGTTTTACATCATTCATAACTGAAGCATTATCTTCTCAGTCAGTTGCAAATCCTAATCCAAAGGATGACAACGACGCTGATATGACGGTGGCGTTTGGTCGTTTTAATCCACCCACGACTGGTCATGAAAGACTTATGAACAAAGTTAAACAGGTGGCTGGAAAAGGTAACTATGAAATCTATCCATCACGTTCAAATGACCCTGCAAAGAATCCTTTAGACCCTGAGACAAAGATTGGATATATGCAACAGATGTTTCCACAACATGCGAAACATATCATGAATAATCCAAATACAAGAACAATCTTTGATGCATTGAAAGGTGCAAATGAAAGAGGTGCAAAGTCTGTGAATATTGTAGTTGGACAAGACAGACAAAAAGAATTTGAAAATCTAGCAAACAAATATAATAATAAACTCTACAAGTTTGACCGTATCAACGTAGTATCTGCTGGAGACCGTGACCCAGATGGTGATGGTATTAGTGCGATGTCTGCTTCCAAGTTAAGAAAGGCTGCTGCGGATGATGACTTTGATACATTTAGAACTGGCATTCCACAAAGTTTGAAGGATGATAAAGCAAGAGAATTATATGCTGCGATACAAAAGGGAATGAAATTACCAAATAAGAAACAACAGAATGAAACATGGAGAATTGCTCCTAAGTTTGATTGGAAGAATCTCCGTGAAAATTATATGAGAGGTAATATATTCCGTGTTGGTGATGTCGTAGAAAATGACAACACTGGTTTGATTGGTGAGATTATTCGCACAGGTGCAAATTATATCATTGCAGTGACTGAGGAGAATATAATGTTCAAATCATGGATTAAGGACATCACTGAGAAGTTTACAGAAGTATCTGGTGTGCCTGCAAATCAAAGAGAAGTTGGAACAGATGCTCTAAGACAATATACTCAGAGACTCTCTCATAATCCAATCATCCTTAATTTTATAAATAAATCTAGAAAGAAACGTGCAAAGAGTAATGCTTAGTCAAAAATTACAAGATGACTTGATGAGTGCATATCAACAAGTTCATGAGGCAAAAAGAGGACATGCAGCTGGCGACTCTGATGTTGAGAAACAAGCATCACAATTAGCATCTGATGTCAAATATAAAGCAAAGGGAAAAGTTAAAGAAGGTGCATCAGAGGAAGAGAGAAAGAAAGTATTCATGTCAATACTTGCTGCATCACCAGCTCCTAATGCAGTGAAAGCAATGGCAAGACAAAAACTTTTAGGTGAAGAAGTTGTTGTAGAGATGAGTGCAAGAGAAACTCTTAATAAAAAGATGAAGGAGAAGAAGGTAAATACTATAATTAAAAAGGATGCGGCTCAAGATATAAAAACAGAAAAGAAATTGGCCAAGGCTATGATGGGTGAAGAGAGATTTACTGATGGGCCAGAAGGAACTAAAAAAAGATTGAAAGCTCTTGCAAAGAAGAGAAAAATGTCTATGTCTAAGATGAAGGATCATCCACAGTTTAAGACAGAGGGAAAAGACTACGGTATTACTAAAGGTAAGGGGCCTGGTGGAGCAATGAAAAAGTTTCTAGATGCCAAGGCAAAAAAATTACAAAAGGAGTATGATGCACAATCTGATGCTGCTAAAAACAATCCTGCTTTTCAATCTAATAAATTAAATCCTAAACCTGTGTATAATTCACATGAACCACAAGGAGAAGTGGTCAATGAAATGGGTGGAATGAAAGTAAAATCAAAACCAAAAGATAAAAATCCACAGAATATGGCGTTACCAAAAAATGTCAAGTCTGGAGTCAACTATCAAACTATGAGTCAATCATACGCTCCTGTAGGTAATATCTTCAATGAGAAGAAGATGGATCCTGTAGGACAGGAAGATGGTGACATCAATAATGACGGTAAGAAAGACGGAACAGACAAGTATCTTATGAATAGACGTAAAGCAATCAGTAAAGCGATTGGGAAGAAACGTGGTCGTGTAAAGGAAGGTTTCTCTGCGTGGAGAATCGACCTAGATTTTAACGAACAAGTAAAAAAGTAAAAGGGGGACTGGTATCTCCCAAGTCCCCAAACTGCATAGTCATGCCTGAGAAAGATGGGGCTGAAGAGAAATCAACTAAGTCTGTTGTTAATAAGAAACAGAAACTGGGTGAGGAGGGATATGATATTGCCAGAGATATGGGAAGAGTAAGACCATCTAAGGATAAGAAAGATGCGACTACAATGCCACCAAGTAAAGAAATGAAAAAGACACAGAAGGTCAACAAAGGCCCTTCTGCTCTTGACATTGTGAAGAAGAAGTACGAGGGTCAGATTATGAACGTGGGTAAAAAAAAAGTTAAAGAAGAGTTAGACCTTACACAAGTTGCAGAGGCTTTTGGTGGTTATATTATTGAATCACAGAAAAAAGATCCAGATACAAGAGGATTAGGTCAGAGTCAAAGAAAGATAGTTAAAAAACAAAAGAAGATAATTAAATCTCCAGAGTCTCAGGCAAAAGATAAATTAGCTACTCAAAAACAAATTGCTCAACTAAAGAAAGTTGTTAGCACCACTGCAAAAACTGATCCTATTGTTGATAAAGAAATGGGTGCTCTTGGTAAGACAGGAGCAAAGGTACAGAAAGAGATAGAAACAGAAACAGGTAGAAAGACAAGAAAATTTACCCCTGCTAGTGGAACTGGTTTGCCAACTGATGTTGATGATGCAACAACAGGTGTTGCGCCAGGTGAAAAAACAGCACCAGTTTATTCTTTTAGAATAGGAACAGAAAGAGAGGGGCCAGTCGCTAAAGCTAGAAGAGAAAAAGCAGAAGCAGAAGCAGCTGCAAAGAGAAGTGCTGCAGCATCAGAAAGAAATCGAAATAGAAAGTTAGTTGGTAGTGGTTCTAAAGAAGTATCACCAGAGGTGCAAAAACAAATTGATAGAATTAAAAAGGAGATTGATCAAAGAGATACAAAAAAGAAAAAGGAGAAGGAGATAAGAGATATAATTACTCCAGATAAAAGAAAAAAACCAGCTTATGTATCAACTAGTTCGCCAGGATTTGGAGAGCCAAAAACACCAGATCAAAAGCCGTTCTTTTCTAATCGACCAAAGGGAGTAGGAGATACTAGGACAGGATTGCGTCGAAGTTTCAAAGATTTTAGAAAAAAATTAGATGATGAGGGTGATAAATTAAAAGATTTCAGAGGTGATTTTGATAAAACAAAATCTGATTTTGATAAAATTAAACCCCGAACAGACACTGTGGTAGTGCCAAAACCAGAAACACAAACAACAACAGAGCCAGAAACACAAACAGCAGTTGGTGGTCAACCACCCATACCACCCAAACGCACTGCTGTTGGTGCTGGTGACGATAGACCTAAAAAACCTGATGCATTCTCATCAATTAAAAAGTTTGCAAAGAAGAATCCTCAAATTGCCGCCGCTGGTGCTCTTGCAGGGTATGATCTTGGAAAGGGTATCTTAAGTAAGATAATGAACTTAAAAGGGCCTGGACTTAG